AGAGCTTGATGAAGGACATATATCACAATTCCAAACGCAAGTCCAGACAGATAGAAGGTCTTATCAAAGAACTACAACCAATGATCAATAATGTTGGTGATGCCACAGTCATTGTTCCTATGATCAAAGATTATCTCGAAGTGTCAGTTAAAAATGATGATGCTCTGGTCAAGCTGGCAGCTGTTGTACAGCGTTTAGTATCAGGTAATAAACGTGATGAAGAAGGCAGCTTGTTATTAACAGATGAAGAGCGAGATCAACTTCTGAAAACAGCTGAAGAAGAAATTGAAAAGATAAAATCAGGAGAAGAGGATGGTAAGAGAGATAGGAACAGCCGAAGTAATATCATCGGATCTGTCGACAATTCAGAGGAGTAAATTTAATGAACCAAATATTGAAATACCTCAGGGATCAGTTTTAGTTCGTGTTCGTGGAGCGTCACACTACGCCGGCGCTGAAGTAGCATTAGCCTGTCCATTCAATATGAATTTTTACAAAGTGCCATTGCCTGGCGAAATAGTTTTAATTGTAGGTGCTATTGATGGCATGACAGGTACTTTTACTGGCGATAGAACATATTACCTAAACGTTCTATCATCATATCACTCTGTTAACAGTAATAAATTTCCTAATCATTCTCAAGTTGTTGAGGGGAGCAGTAATGATATATTAGACACAGGATTATCAGTTGAAAATCCTACGAATACAAGAGATGGCAATATTTCATTTCAAGAACGTGACATCATACCTATACAGCCATACGAAGGTGACATGATCCTGCAGGATCGACATGGATCTGCGATAAGATTTTCAGGTACTGTATTACCAGCTACAGGTTATCAACAGCGACCATTTTGGAGAAGCGATAATGCTTCTGATCCAATTGTTACCATTTCATGTGGTTTGAAAACAGGAGGTAATTATTACACAATTGAAAATCCTGACGACACTGCTAGCAGCATCATAATGTCATCCAAACAAAAAATAAATTCAACTACACTGTCACAACCTAACATCGGACGTACTGTGAAATCACTTTCCAGATATGAAAATTCACAGATATTATTAACAGCAGATCGCTTAGTGTTCAATTCCAAACGAGATGAAATAGTATTATCCGCCAAAAATACAGTATCCGTTGCGACACCTAACTGGGCAATGGACATGAATGAGTTGTTTGATATCTTGGAAGGCATGTTAGCTGAATTAGCTGCGTTAACATCTGCTCAGGCTACATTTGTCACAGGAGTAGGCCCTACCGGACCGGCTACCAATGTTGCAAATATACAAGGTTTACTAAGTAGATTACGAACCATGAAACAATAATATCATGCCATTGGACAAAGATAAATTAACAGAAAGTTTAGTAGTTATTTTTTCTGATCTGGATGTAAATGCTACAAGCAAAGATAAGTTTATTCAGATCTTCGAAGCTATTATGGAGTATAGTAAGGGTGTAGTACCACCATCTGCCACCGTGACCGCATTTGGAGATGTAATTCTAGCAGTATTAAGGAAATTCCCAGGAGGCATGTTTTCAGATGGTATATTAATATTAGAAAAACAATTACCTAAATTTGCTCAGGGTATTGCTGTTGGCATGTTACCATTATATAAAGGTAAAAAACCGTTCAAGTCCTTAGACAAGACCATTCAGAGAGTAATGGATGAAAATGTAGCGCAGAATAAATCTATGAAAGAATGCGCTGAAGCCATGGCTGATGTTTTACATGATTGGTTTTCTACGGGCACAGCTGAAGCTACACCTATTGCTTTAGGATTGCCGCCAACAGTACCTTCTTGGAGTATTGGTGAATTGAAAAGAAACGATTTAGAATATACAGAAGACGATTATTCTGGTATAAAATATAGACCAGAAGATAGTGTAGGACATCCGAATGCTAATAGAGTAAGGAGAGTATTAAGAGCATTCAGATATGGCGAAAAAGGAAGGCGTATAACTAGAAAGCTTGTTGGCGAAATTTCCAATGGCGGTGACATAACAGATCTAATGGCTAGTTGGACTATATTTGCATTGAATGAAATAAAAAGAGAGTTGCCAATGGTTGAAGTTGCTATGACCGGAGGAAATGATGAATTTCATCAAAGATTAGGATATGTGAATAATCACACTAGGGGAGTGGCTATGGATTTTGTCGTTAAGCCTAGAGCGTATGTAACAAGAGTTGCTAATATTTTACATGGGATAGCCGGATCTCCTAATAATGTTAGACCAGACGGAAAACCTGTTTTCAGATTCATAGATGAATATAATCACCCCTCTTCGGCAGCATCTGGCCCACATTTTCATATGACTGTACATCCTATTCCGCCCGATAGTCAGGAATCACTTTCACGTGCAGCAAGATCAGCGAGGTTAATATCTAATGGAACAGTGACTGATCGTCCATGGACAAGCACTGTATACATATTCGAAGAATCTACTCAGTCGTTGATAGTTGAACAAAGACAAGGATAATTCCGTTACATTTCATATTTATAGTAAAGTAATACTATGGGTAAATTTACACAAGCTTTAAGGCAAATGATCAGACAGGAAATGAGAGATGTTCTAACTGAAGAACTTCTGCCTATACTGAAAGATGTGTTATCAGAACAGCGGCAACCAGTGTCTGCCAAACCGCAGCGTAGAAAGCCTGTCACAAAGAAGACATTCTCAAAGAATTCCATTCTGAATGATCTGTTGAATGACACAGCGACGGTTACAAACTTCGCTGAAATGAATACAGGTCCATTAGTCGAATCTGGATTGAGTATGATGAGTTCAGAGCCAGATGTCACGCCAACTACTGATATCGATGGCCGACCTGTTGATACATCAAATGAAGCTGTTGCTAATGTTTTGAACATCATGAATAAGGATTATTCGGCTCTGATGACAGCTATTGACAAAAAGAAGGGTCGTAGATAATGGCCAGACCAATCTACAGATTAGAACCGTTTAACACAACACCTAATGTTGCAATAGGCATAAAATTGCCATTCAATAAACCTGCATCTGCATTTTCTGAATTTTCAAATTATGCGTCTGGATCATCTGATGGTGGATCAGTTTTTGTGCAATCATACACAACATTAGAACAAGTTGTAAGCAATATCAAGTCATTGTTACTGACCAGAAAAGGTGAACGATTCATGCAGCCTAATTTAGGAACTGATGTCTTTGATACTCTTTTTGAAAATCTGACTAATCAAACTTTATCAGTTTTAGAACAATCAATTAAAAATGATTTTCGATATTGGTTGCCATATGCTACTCTGAATAATGTACTAGTATCTGAAAATAGAGACTTAGCAAGACTTCATATTAAATTTGATGTGTCAGTCACTACTTTAGGAGCTAACATAATAATTAATGTGTTATTAGATGAAGAAGCGATACTACAGATTGATACAGAAGAAACCGCCATTGCAGGTACTGCTCAGCAATCATTCCAATTAGTTCCAATCAGTTCTGCTCCTGTCACATCACCGGGCGCATATTAATGAGATATGAATTATGACACAAATTAAAAAAGAAGTAAAATATTTGAACAAAGATTTTGCACAATTTCGGCAGAATCTAATTAATTTTACAAAAAATTATTTTCCAAATACATATAGTGATTTCAATGAAACATCGCCAGGTATGTTATTCATGGAAATGTCATCGTATGTCGGTGATGTGTTATCATACTACACTGATACGGCTTTTAGAGAATCAATACTGAGTCTAGCACAAGAACGCAGTAGCATTATCACATTGTCTAAATTATTTGGATATGATGCTAGAAATTTTTCTGCAGCTACCGGTAAAATAGATGTATATCAATTAGTACCAGCTATAGGCACCGGTGCTAACATTGAACCGGATATGCGTTATGCATTATCTATAGCATCTGGTATGACTATGTCATCAGAGACAGGTGTTTCATATAGAACAGTTGAACCTATTGATTTTAATAATGATCCAGAAATAACAGTTTATGAACTGAATGCATCAGGTGATATAGCAAGATACTTACTTAAAAAAGAAGCTGAAATAGTATCTGGAGAAGTTAATACACAGGAATTCATCTTCAATGATCCTAAAGCTTATGACAAAATTGTATTGTCAGAAGATAATGTCATAGACATTGTAAGTATCAAAGATTCATCCGGTAACGAATGGCGTGAAGTGGATTATCTAGCTCAAGATACAGTATTCGATGATATTCTAAATATTCCTTTCAATGACCCGACACTTAGCCAATTTAGATCTACTGTTCCTTATATATTGAAATTGAAAAAAACTCCTAGGAGATTTGTAACTAGAACTAGAGCTGATAATAAAGTTGAAATACAATTCGGTTCTGGTATCAGTTCCGATGCTGATGAAGAGATTATACCAAATCCAAAAAATGTCGGCTTGGGTCTTGAATATTTAAGAAGAACAACTAATAATAATTTAGATCCGTCTAATTTTCTCTATACGAGTACATATGGATTAGCTCCGAGCAATACAACGCTCACTGTCACTTATACAATCGGCGGAGGAATAAATGACAATACGGGAGTTAACACTATCACAGAAGTAGATGAAGTCACATATCTCAATGAAGGGTCTACTGTAAATTTAGATGATACCAAAGATACATTGGCGATAATTAATCCAGGTGCTATCACCGGTGGTGGAGATCGCGAATCAATTGAAAATATTAGACAAAATGCAATTGCCAGCTTTGCAGCCCAGAATAGAGCAATTACAAGAGAAGATTATATTTCCAGAATTTATGCAATGCCACGTAGGTTCGGTTCTGTAGATAAAGCTTATATAATCGGAGACACGCAGATCAATACACATGATCAGAGTTATCCTAGCTATACTATTCAGAATCCATTAGCATTAAATCTTTATGTTTTATCTTTGGATGAAAATAAAAATTTAACTCCAGCTAATTTAGCTGTAAAGGAAAATATTAGGACATACTTGTCTGAATATCGTATGTTAACTGATGCAATCAATATAAAAGATGCGTTCATTGTCAATATAGCTTTGAATTTTGAAATTATAGCTAGACCAAATTATAATTCTAACCAAGCAGTATTGAATTGTATTGAAAGATTAAAAGTATTATTCGACGTTGACAGAATGCAAATAAATGCAAGTATTGATTTGAATGCTATTAAAGCTGATCTAGATTTAGTTGAAGGTGTACAAACTGTTACTAGTTTTGAAATAGAAAATAAATTTTCCACTGCTAATGGATATTCT